AGGTGTGTTTCATTGGTTGTTGAGTTTAGGCATTGGCAGTGGTGTTGAAGAACGCTGGAAGCGGATGAACCTGAACCAGTCGCGGTGTTGCTTGCGCCACAGTGCTTCGGCAATCTGCTTTGTTCGGGTTGAATTGGTGTTCGCTTCAAAGATGTAGTTGACGTGAAGCGCGTACATTCCGCTGGGTTGCTTGTGGATGTACGCATCCACCACCTTGCCATTGTCAAGCGTGATGGGTGTGTGAGCGATGATGTCGTGTTTCATTGGTTGGTGGGTTTAGATAGTTGAAAAAAGAAGGTCATTCCATTCAGGGTATTGGCACTCCCACAGCGCGTCAATGTCGCTCTGCCTGAACTCGTTGGTAATGCGGTCAGAGGTTGGGTAGTCGATGTGCAGGTGAAGCGTGCCTTTCTGCTTGTAGATGAAGGCATTCACGATGTCGCAATCGTCATTGCCGAGGTTGATGGGGGTTGATTCGATGATGTTCATTTGGTTTGGGGTTTAGAAGGTTAGTTGCTACCGTTTTGGTATGCACCAAAGTTACATACATATATATATAGGTTGTATACTTTTTTTTATTTTTTTTTCTGCGTTTCCAGCGTCTAAACGCACTTTCCAAAAAAAAGTTTAGAAACGACCCCTTCGCGAAGCCTTGATTACAGGCGCATCAAGCGGAAAGCCAAGATGGACAGCACCAATCCGAGTGCCACTCCGAACCAAACAAACACCATCCGATTCTTGCGCTTTGCTGGCTCAACTTTCACCACGCGCTCAATCGTTACCGTGTCGCGCTCAGAGATGCGTTGTATGACCGTATCTCTGCGAAATTGTATCCGAATACTACCGCGATAATTTGATGCGCTTAGAATGCTTGTTTTGGTGCTGTCGGTGAATCTGAACTGACGAAGGATGCCTGCACTATCGCAGGGGTTGTCAATGTACAGCTCCGTGAACCTCGGCACTTCAATCATAACGCTGTCCTTCTGCACAACCGTGTTGGTGCGCACTTCCACTGCCTTGCGACAGCATCCAGCCAGCAGGAGGCTAAATATGACTATATTCAGCTTTGGCATTGAATGATGGGCAGGCTTTATTGACCTTTGGAAAGTCGCGGTGACCTTGAATTATTGCGCTGGGGTACTTCTGCTTCCACGCGTGGAGGACTTGACTGATCGCGTCTTTCTGCCCTTGCGTGCGGTTGTCCAATGGATTGCCGCGCGAATCAATGCCGCCAATATAGCTGACGTGAAGTGAAGCAGAATTATAACCAGCCACCCCATTGCATACCGCATCATCCTGCGCCAAAGTGATAACCTCTCCATTTGCTTTTACGATTTTGTGATAGCCACTCGCTTTCCAGCCAAGCCGCTCGCGCCAGTGCCGCTGGATGCTTTCAACGTTTGTGGTCTGCGGCGTCGCGGTACAATGGACCACTAAGTACTTTATTGTCCGCATCAGGTCGTGTGGAATTTAGCGTCTATTATTCGGGTGTCTTTCATTTTGTCGTTCACCTTAATAATTATTCGCTCGACGTTTAAGGTCATCCAGTATCCGCCCAGTGGCTTGACTGCTCTGCCGCGCTCAACGTGGAAGCCGCCTTCACCTGTGCCAAACTCCTCTTTGTAGGTGCTTGTGCGCAACTGATGCACCCTGCGATGCGATATTATCTTGCGCGTCCTGTTGTAGTGGTGAACCATGTTGATGTGGTGGTACAGCTCGTGAACGTGACCTTGCCACGTTAGGTCGTAGCCTTCGGTGTTGGCCATCATCCGCTGGTCTTGGATTACGCCCTTAGTCACTGGGCCACCTCCGCCTGATCCGTGAAAGTAGTGGATGATAAATGCCGTGTTCCGCGAATGTTCATCGCCATCGGTACTCGTGTCCATATTGATTTGAATAGTGCCACCATATCCGCCGATCTGCACATTAGTGCCGTGCTTGTAGTTGAATATGGCTTGGAACTGCCGAAGCGCATCGAACTCCGTGTGTCGCAGTACGCTCGTTTCGTGGTTGCCATAACCAATCAAAGCAAGGTGTTGGGCGTAAGGTGCGAACCATTCCACCGCATCCTCAACCACTGCTTGCAGGTAGTTGCCTTTATTGTGTTCTGGTCGGATATCATCCTTGCTGCGTCTTGGATCGCCCTTGCCCTGCATAAGACAAAAGAAGTCGCCATTGACGATGATGGGTGCGTTACGTTCAACCGCTTGGTCCAAGTGCTTTTTCAGCAGTGCGCGGTCGCACTTTGGATTGTCCCAGTGCAGGTCGCTTATCAGTAGAAATTCAGCGGTCTTGCCATCGACTTCAATCAGGTGTATGTTCGGCTGAATCTGCTTGACTTGGTGTAGCATTTAGGGTTTTTAGTAGTTTGGCTTCAAGAACTTCTGCAATCTTCACGCCTGAAAATCCGACAAGGAATGCCAAGCCGTATTGGATGTTGGGTGCGTTGATGTTGAGGAAGCCTATCAGCACAGGCGCAAGGTAGGTGGCGCAAAGACTACCGCTGAACACGCTGACCAACTGCATCTTCCAATTGCGTTGTTTAGGCAATAGAAGAAGCGAGCCGAGGAAGCCCGCAATGGTTAGGCCGATGTTGATGCCGATGCTATTCAGAAATTCTTTCATTGTAATCTTTTGTGTATTGTTCGTCCCATCCAAGAAAAGTGTGTACGCCCACGGGTGGCGGCCAAGTTTCAAACTGCTCCCAATCAGGTGCAGGTTGGTCATCCCACAGCAAGTCCACGCAGTAGGTGTTGTCGATTTCGCCCAATTCAACGCAGGTTGCTTCGGGTTGCGATAGTTGGTAGAAAGCCTCGAACTCGGCTTTTGTGTTCCATTTGTACTTCCTGAATGTAGCCATTACGTTAGTCGCGTGATGTTGGCGAGTTGGTCATTCGTGAGCCTTGTGGTGTAGATTGCGGCGGCGCGGCATCGTTGGTCACCTCGGCCAAAAAATAATGCCGTCCCATTCATTTGTATTGCGTTAAGAGAAGCGTTAAAAGTAAAAGCTGTCGTATTAGTTGAGCCAATTTGCACTCCGTTAATAAACAAAGCCGAATCACCTGATTTATATGCGAATGCGATTTTTACAAAATCTGTTTTGTCTGCTGAATCTTGAACAAAAAAAGCAGACGAACCACTTGCATAAATGCGAGCTATGTATTTGTTTGTGGATTTGTAAATTATGACTTGATTATCTTGATTAGCTAATGAACCGTTTATGTAAATAATATCTTGATTCACTCCAATATTTGTCCTGCCCTCCCAATACAACGTCCCCTCCGTCTGCCCGATATACCCACTCACCCCCGACACGGAGCAAACATCCGCGGCGCGGGTTGCGGAGCCTGTGGTCGTTGGGATGGGTGAAGTAGCAACAGGGCCAACTTCGCCTTGCGTATAATCGACTTCAATAACATCGCCGCTTGCAATCATTCGTATGCCAACCGTGCCACTTGCCACTGTCCGTGCAACGGATGCAAGTTGGGTGTATGCGGTTGTTACTGTAACTGTATCCCAATTCGTTCCGCCATTTGTCGTTAATTGAATCGCGCCACTACCTGACACTCTGCGTATAAATGCGCTAAATATGCGACTTTGTGATGCGTGAGATAATGCCTGTGTTATTGTTCCACTTGCCGCCGTTGCCGTTAGCGTTGTCGCACCTGATGCCGTGCCATCTGCGCCAACTGCATTTTTGACTGCCGTGACTCCGCTTGCTGTCCAATTTCCTGACACTGACAGGTCGCGTGATTGCAGAACCAAATTCTGCGCACTCGGCTCAATCAACGCCGCAGGGCAACCGCCTGTCACAGGGTAATCCAAGCGAAGCAATCCCGAAGCCACCGATTCAATCAAGCCACTCGCATTCACCCGCGTGGCGGTGGTCGCTCGCGTGAAGGTGAAGTCAGCACCGCTAACCACAGGGAGTTGCGGATAGACAAAGCCTGCCCGCGTAAGTTGCGGCACAATCAAAAGCGAAGGCTGTCCAGTCACCCTGCTCGCCGCTCCTGTCGTTGTCGTGATGTAAGGCGAAATCCTGTCGTTCCGCTCCACCTGCGGCGCGGCAATGCGTATCGTAAAGCTGATGACATCCAACGCCGCAACGTCAGCGGTAAGCCTGAAATTCACCCTGGCACTGCTGACGCTGGCAATCGAAAGAACTGCGGTGTTTACCCGCGTTAAACTGCCCGAAACCAAGCCATTCAAATCAGTACTGCTGTTCGCCGTTTCAATGACCGAACCATCGCTCGACTTTTGGCCCAGCACCTGCATCACCATCGTGGCAGGAATTGTGCCTGCTTGCTTGCCCAAACTCATCGCTCCTATGTACTGCTGACCAATGCTGGCAGGGATTGCGTTAGTGTTGTCGTTAGGCTCGCAACCTATGTAAATCGTGCCATCGCTATCAGCCGTGCCGCTCACCGTCCAGTCAATCGCCTGAAAGCCTGCACTGGTGAACGCGCTCGAAATGGTCACTGTCAATCCATTGACGCTACCACTCACCCA